GTGCATGCCTTTACCGATTAGATCGTAGCAGTGAAACTGCACAAGTCTAGCTGATTCAAAACGGTGTTGGTCTGTTGGTTTAGTCTTACGCACGCAAGAGATGATCTGTTCGAAGTCATCTTTCAAGTCGTGGTTGTATAGCTCGCCATCGAGTACAACTTGTGGGTGAAACTTGAAAAAAGGTTCAAGGTTAAACAAGATGTGATCGATGTTAAGCCATTGCTTACCTGTGCGTGACCACGCAGAAACTACACCATTGTCGCATTGTATAAGGCAACGCACACCGTCAAGTTTAGGTTGCATGAACACAGGTTCGTTATAGTCAATTGGTTTATCGCTGACAGGGTATGCCAGCATTGGTTTATGTCTCATCATATTTATCTAATATTTTATTTACTGTTTCTATTCTACGTTTGATAATAACGCACTTTTCATACTCTTCATCTTCAGTATACAGGTTAAGCAATGTAATAAGCTTAGCTAGATCACCCATAGCTTCATACTCTTCGCTTATATGTAGACTGAAGAAGTCTGCATCTTTAGCTACGTCAGTGTCGCGTACGTGATCAAACCACTGTTCCATAGTTTTAAGATGCATCATTTTAGCTACGATCTTGTTAGCTAAGCTGTTTAGTTCTTTTTCAGTCATTGATTTGTTTAGATTATTATCCGTCATTGTTCGTATTAGGTTTGTAAAAACTCTTCGGTCTCGATCTGTTCAGGTGCATACTTTTTAAGTAACATATCTGGTGTGCCTACAAATATACACTTTTCATCTTCTTCAGACCATGGGCAAATTTTGAAAATACTAATCCACGGCTCTGATTTACCATGACACTGCCATATGTAGTATATATATTCCACATCGCCGTGTACTATATCAAGGGCTTCTACTTCCCAGCCTTGAATTTTACTATAGTTTGTAAATGACTCTGCAATATCTACGCCTAAACCTTCAGGATAACCATCCCAGTGTTTGTAGAATTGCGCGTGCCATTGTTGTGGGTGTTTGTCAAAAGGTACACCTTCTTCGCGCGTAGCGAACCTTATTGTTGCTCTTGTAGCCATTATGATGATGGTTGTTGATTTTGTTTTTTATTCTGTTTATTATTACAATGCCAAGCTAATAACCTTGTTATTATAGCTATAGCTATTATTAACGGTACGTATTTCATTTTAAGCTCTGATACTCAAGATAAATACCTATAACACCGTACGCCAAAAGTATGTATAGCATAACCATTAGTCTAACAGTGTCATATAGGCTTGAGGGTTTCTAGCAAGAAACCAGTCTTTACCTTGGTTAATAACGTCATAAGCTTCGTCTGCTGGTATACCCATCATTACAGCCATTTCTGCGCCTTTGATTACGTCATACATACTTAATTCAGCAGCATCTAACAGTACTGTTTCGCCACTAAATGGATTACGAACTTCGTCACCTAATTCGTATACCTCACCGTGAAACCAGCTAGGTAATTGTTTTATTATTTCTTTTTTATTCATCTTTAATAATGTTTTCACCGTACGCGTATGTCCCGCTTGTAATTTTTGCAAATGGTAGATCTACGAACTGTATAACAAAGTTTACGTCTCCTACCTTTAAATCAGCCCAGAAACGGTGTGACGATAGCACGCTAACTATCTTGTTAGTTGCACCGTGCCAACGCTTAGAGTTATACTCTAAAGCCTCTTTACACTCTGGTGTTATTCTTTCATATAATGTTTTTCTCATGATCTTCTTCTAATTGTTCTAATGCTAGTTTATAACCGTATTGTATTGCCATTTGCATAAGTAGCGTATCGTTACTACCTTGGTTTGCTTTAGCAAATGACTCCAGGTCTTCTCTGGTTTGTGGTGTAGCTATAAGACCTCGATCGAGCATATATAGCTGTTGTGTAATATAGTCTTTCATGTTTATATTATCCGTTAGTATTCGTATTTAGTTTGTAAGAGTGCAGGAATCGAACCTGCATTAACTTGCTGTTTCCCGTCACTTGGTGCACCAAGCTACCTGTGATAGGCAAGCATAACAACCGTTACTCTTATGTAAAGCATTGACCCGGCTTTGTATCCGTGGTAAACGGTACCTATCGTCTAGGTCACCTGCAGTCAATGCGTAGCTTTCGCCCGTTACGTACTTTGTACGCCTTGCACCGTCGTGCTGTGTTAAAGAGACTGAGTAGGTGTGGTTCTATGGAGTATCTTACCATTTTTGCTTTATCCTACTGTTTAACCACCCAAGTCTCTATTTAACTAGCTATTGTCGTTCTCTACCCTCTCTACCAGTAGACGATATAGACGCTAAGTCTTCATCTTCGTCAGTTATGTTGAAGACTTGCTCTAGCACATTCTCGATATCACAAGCGTGTACCTCGATGCTGCTCATGTCAAGACAGTCGAGCTCGATAGTGTTATCGTAGCCTATACTGAACTCTGGACTTAGGTCGCTAGTGTCAGCGTCATTTAGTATATCGTGAAACATACCTTGTAACAAATCTACTAGATTTACCATGTCGTCTTGTGATAGCGTAGGCTTATTTGCATTAGCTAGTTCTCTCCGCGCTACATTTAACTGTTCTTGAACTTCTGTAAGCTCATCATGCTTAACTTTCAAGTTGTCTTGTAGCGCTTCTACTTTTGTTTGTAAATTTTCTTTATCCATGATTATATTATTTTAGCATTGTACCATAACCGCGGCGCCTTGTAAGCTTAGCAATACGAGCAGCATCGCTGCTTGACATAATTTGTATTGAGTTGCCTGTCTTGTGGTTTATAAG